CGGTGTCATGAATCCCGCTCGAGCCGACGGCGCCCTCGGCGATAACGTATCCGAGCGAGTCATTCGTCTGCACCGCGGCCGGAACGCTCGCCGTGCCACGATTGCGCGCCAAGAGAACCCCAGGCGACGAATTGGCCGCACTACCATCGAAAATCGAGATCTGGATCGCCGCCGGCGAGCCGTCTGGCCCGACAACCCGCAGCCCGCTCGCAATGCTCAGCGGTGTTGCATCGAGCCCGCCCACCGACCTGTTAAAACTGACAGTGACGATCTGCCCGCCCCGATCGTCGTAGACGTCGGGCAGCCTGTCCTCGTGCGGCGAGGCGAGCACCTGCGCCAGCAGCGCGAGCTGCTCGAGCTGCAGCGCCTCGGCCGGGCGCTCGAGCATCATCGGCAGCGGATCTTGCGCGACCTGGTCGGCCGGCGGCACGAGCTCGAGCACCTGGCGCACCGCCTGGTCGAGATCGACCGGCGCCTCGAGCCGCGGCAGCTCGAGCGCCTGGCGCACGACGCCGCTCACGTCGACCGGATCGGTCGGCATGTTTGCGGTATCAGCCCCGCCGACGTTCACCAGCTCGGTTTTGACCGTCGTAATGTCGCCGGCTTGCGTCGCGACAACGACACCGATCGCGGAAAACCAGCGCCACCATTCCCGCGTGACATAGCCGGTCTGCGGATCGACAAGCGGCGCCTGCGGGATCGGCGGCCGCTGCAGCGTTGCCATCAGCCGGCCTCGACCTCCGCGCCCGTGATCGAAACCGGGAATACATCGGTTGAGCTCAGCTCAAAAATCCGATCGAGCCCGCTATTCTCGCGCGTCTGGCCGAGCCTGGTTGTGCGAACCCGCTTCGCGGTCTGCCCGAGCGTCCCGACTTTGAGCTTTCGCTCGTTCGACCAGGTATGCCCGCCATCGTCCGAATAGCGCAGCGCGACCAGCGGATCGGCCGCCGGATCAATCCCGACGCCGGTCTGCATGTAGATGCAGAGCTCGGAAAACGTCACTGGCTGATATACCGGCTTAGCCAGCGCGCGCCAGCTGCGCACCCATTTCCGCTGCGCGCCGTTGTCGAGCAGCGTCGAGAGATTGAAGGCATAAAGCGCGCCGGTCTGATAATCGCCGACGACAATTTTGTGAGCGAACAGCGCCGCGGTGTTCCCGATATGCCGGTGCAGCGTCCCGGTCAGCGGTTCAAACCGCGCGCGCTGGTGCCAGCACGGCTCGCCGAGCATGCGCGAGGCCGACCGATCATAAACCCACGTCGTATCGCCCGACGGGAAGTTGAGCACATAAAACTCGTGACCCTGCTGCCGATAGGTGTAGGCCGTCGCGTCGGCGATCGCCGAATAACCGCCCCACTCGGCCTCGAGCGCTTGCGTCGAGATTCGGTTGATCTTGTGCCCGTCGAGCTCGACGACGAAACCCTCGCCCTCTTGATTTTGCGCCAGCCACACCAGGCTATCGCCGAGGCGGCAGCGCGAGCCAACGGCGCAGATCCCCACCTCGAGGTAAGCGCCATCAATCCGCGCGAAGGAAAACCCGGCCGTGCCGGCGTTGTACCAAAATTCAGTTTCGTACTCTTTGAGCAGCACGAACTCGCGATGAATTTGCGCCAGCGCCCTAATGTTGTCGGGATCGCCCGAGGCCTCGGCGAAATTCAGCGCGTCCCAGGTTGCCGCATCCTCGAGGTTCGACTGATACCAGAAATTCGATCCTGGCTGGTTGGCGACAATGAACCCGTCGAGCTCGGCGAGCGTGATCGGCAGCCCATAGGCTGAGCTCGCCGGCGCGAACGGCGTGCTGATTTGGTGAAACCCGCCGGCCGGTGTCCATTCATACAGGTTGAAGCCGGCCGCGACGGCGATCCCCACGTCGTTCGCGACGATCGTCACCGGCCCGTCATTGGTAGTGGAAAGCGTACCGAGCGGCGCCGCGACCGTGAAACTGGTATTCGTCTGATAAAGCGACTGGCCGCTGACCAGATAGAGGTTATCCCCGACGCCCGACAGGTTGACCGCCTTCATGGCGCGCACCGGCCCCGTGCCGAAGGTCTGCACCAGGTCGAGCCCCGGGCAGCCCTCGAGCGCGCCGATTGCCTTGCCGCTCGCGCTTTTCTGCGCCTCGACGATCTGCTGATATAGGTTTATGAGCCGATTCGCTGCCAGGTTTGTTGACTTGGCGCTGTAAGCCGGCCCGAAAATTGGAGACTGCATTGCCACCCATCGAAGATTTGCCCGGGATCCCGGTTTGGATCCTGCGCGACGATCACGAGCTCGAGCTCGCCGCCACCCCCACCACCCCGGAGGAGATCGAGCGGGTTTTCAGCGACAAGCGCTGGATCCAGTCTTTTGCGAAGAACCACCGAATCGACTTTGACCAGGTCGGTCACGTCACGATCTCGACCGTGTTTCTCGGATCCGGCGACTTTCCTTTCGAGACTCTCGTCTCAGGTCTGACCCCCGACGGCGAAGGCGGCAGCCAGTTAGCGAGCCTCGAGGAGCACCGCTGGAAAACCTGGCTCGAGGCGATCGACGGTCACGAGGCGCACCTCGCGAAATGGCGCCGCCTGCTGCAGCCGCTTCATCGCCTGGCCGTCGCGTCCGAATAAACGTTGTAACCCTGGCCGCGCACATAGAGCGCGGCATCAAAACCGAGCTCGACCTCGCGGTTGTTGACCCGCTTGATGTTGCGCTTTGCACCGGCGGCGTCGGCGACAATGTCCTGCGGGATCTGCTCGCTCGACTTTTTGAAATAGCGCCACAGCCGCCGCGCCAGCGTGTCGACCAGCGCCAGCTTGTAACCCGGCGGAAACGAGAAGGTGCCGCCGGTGCCGACCAAGGCGGTGAATTGCGTCAGCGCCAGGTAGGAATCCCAATAAAGAGTCATCCCGCCCTGGTTTGGCGCAGGGTAAATGTTGAGGATCCCGAGCGGGAATTGCGGATCGTAGAAAAGCGCCGTCGGCCAGCTCGAGTTTGTGTTTGTGATGTTCCAGATCCGATTGAACTGGTCTTGCGTCAGCACGTCGACGTCGTATCGGTTGCCGCTGGTATCCTGCACCCGCGCCGAGCCGGGCCCGCTCAGCAGCCGGATCGGCCGCGGCAGGCTGAGATCCGGCGAGCCAGTCTCGCCGATCGTGTATTGAATTTGTCCGACCGTGAGCAGCGTCGACTGCTCTTGATAGGCGAACACGGTCAGCGATTCGGTCGACCAGGAATCGAGCATGTTGTTGAGCACGTTCAGCGCGCGATCGGCGTCGGCGGCCGAGAGCGTATCGCCTGGCGCATAAGCCTGGATCTTCTCTAGCGCGTCCTGAATCAGATCTTGCGCGGTTGTTTCGGGCATTGTGACCCCACGAAAAACGGCGCCCGCAGGCGCCGTTTGAGACAGTTAATCGACGGATTGAGACGGCTTAGCGCTTGCGGCCTTTCGCCGGCTCGGCCGGCTTGTTGGCCTCCTCGAGCTCCGCGTCGAGCTCGGCTCTATCGTCGGGCCCGAGCGCGGCCTCCTCGGCGTCGAGCTCGGCGATCCTGGCTTTGATCACATCCTCGGCCGACGGCTCGGCCGCGAGCTGCGCCTCGCCGATCGCCGTCACGATCGCGGGCCCGTTGGGATCCACCTCGGCGGCCGTGTTGACTTCCAAGTCAGCAGGCGCACCCTCGGCCTGGCCGGGCAGCTCGGCCGGCGCTGCAGCGTTACCGGCCGCAACAGCGTCAGCAGGCGGCACCTGCGCGGGTTGCCCGGCGTCGCGCCGCACCAGCATCGTGACGAGATCTTTCATTTCGGCGAGCTTGGCCTCGAGATCGGCGATCCGCGTGTCGCGCTCGTCGACGACGGGCGCCGGCGGCGGCGGCTCCTCGACCCCGCGCTTTTTCAACAGCGCCTGGTGCGCCTCGCGATCCTCGACCAGCTCATCCGGCCAGCCGTCCATGCGAACCCAATAGGGATAAAAATTATCGGGCGGCGCCGGCGCGTCGGGCCCCTGGTCGATCGAGCCGTCGGGCAGGATCCGCGGATATTCCTCGTACACATAGCCAGGCGGGATCGGCGCGCGCTCGTGCCGCTCGATCGCTTTCGCATCGCCGGCGCCGACGTAGCCTTTCGACTTGTGCAGCTCCTCTTGATGCTCGTTGAGCACCGTCACGGGCCCGAATTTGATCGGCTGACCCGGCGGCGCGTTTACCCACACCTCGCGCCCGTCGGCCCCGACCTGGCGATCGTTCGACACGACCGCGGGCTTTTCCGCGGGATGCCGCATGATCATCGGATACTTTTTCCACCCCGCGCGCCGGTTCGCGAGATCCGGCGTATCGAGCGGCGAGGGCGGCGGCAGCTCGGCGGCCGCCTTGCCTGCGCTCGGAACGCTGCCCTGCATCAGGCGGCCCCGCCTTGCGCCGGTGCGGCGCTATCTGGCAAAGGCTGCGCGTCGGCGGCCGGCATGGGCGCGTCCGCGGCTGCGGGCTGGGCTGCCCCGGTGTCTGCGGCAGGCGCGACCTCGGCCGCCGGCGCCTCGTCGGCCGGCGGATCCGCTGGCGCCTGGTCGGCCGCTGCGGCAGGCTCGACGCCATCGCCGGCGGCGGCCGTTTCCTCTTGCTCATTGGGAGTCGACGCGGGGGGCGCGTCGAGAGGCTGGTCGACCGTCGGCGATGCCTCAGCGGCCGCGGAGGGCGCTGCAGCAGCCGCCGGTTCGACCTCGGCCGCGGGGGTAGTAGCCGCAATCGGCTCAGCCTCGCCTACGGGCCCCGCAGCGGCTTCCTGTTCGACGGCCGGTTGCACCTGTTCGACAGGCGCCACAGCTTCGACCTGGTCGACGGCCGGGCTTGGTTGACCCGCCGCCGGTGAATCGCTCGCCGGTGCGGCCTCGGTTGATGCCTCGACGGCTGCGGGCTCGGCCGGCGGCGCGGCGCTATCTGGCAAAGCGGCAGCATCCCCCGTCGAGGGAATCTCGGCCGCCGGCGCCGGTGCGGCGCTCTGTTCGGTATCAGACACAGCCGGGCCCGGTTCGGCGTTCGGTGAGTCCGAATTTCCGGACTCGGCAGGTGGCGCCTCGGCAGTCGCCACCGCGGCGATCGCCGGCGTCTCGGCGCCGAGCTCGGCATGAGGATCCGACCCGGTATCCACCGCGGCCGCGGGCGCCGTCTCTTCGACGTGTTCGACCTGGTTTTCTGCGGGATTTGACCCGGGACCCACCGGCTCGACCGCCGGCGTCTCTTCGACCGCGGCCGGCGCGGCGGTCTGCGGTGTTTCGGCGAGGGTTTCTGCGGCCCCCGGGCCCGAAACCGCCTCGGCGGTCTGGTCGGCCGCGGGAATCAATAGGGGGGGGGTATTTTCTCCCACTTGCGGCGCTGCAGCAT